CCTATCCCCTGGTGATTTGTTTGCTAACGATTGGGCACTGGTTGCCATTGATCCACAGAGCGGATGGGTGAAGCAATGAACCAGATTCAACTAATCAAATATAGATTTGCACGGAGTGTAAACATAATTGGCTGGAGGCTTGTATCTCGAATAAGCCGAGCAATGATAGTAGTAAATGACTGGTGTATTGAAAAAAAGCCACAACAAGAAGAGGTAGCAGAATGATTACCTTTGCCCTTGGTATCCTGCTTGGCGCTGGGTGCTTGGCTGTTTACAATGAGATGTACACAAGATGGCTATACGCTGATGTCAAGAGACGCGCGAAACAGCAAGGCATCAGTGAGCGTCAAATGAAAGATGCCCTCGTATGGGCAACCAAAGAAGAAATCGAGGCTAACCTGATTGGCAAGTAGAGTAATCAACAAAGAGATTGAGCAGGTCGCTATTGACCTGCTCAAGCATCATCCACGCAACGCTAACAACGGCGATGTAGAAGCCATCAAGAAGAGCCTAGCAGTCAATGGCTGGTACGGCGCTGTGGTGGCTAACCTGACCACAAAGCACATCCTAGCGGGAAATCATAGGGTCATGGCTGCCAAGGCTCTAGGATGGGAAACCGTACCTGTTCAATGGGTTGATGTTACGCCCGAAGAAGAGCTGCGGATTCTTGTAGTAGACAACCGCACAACCCGTATTGGGCAAGATGACACGACTAAGATTACCGACATCCTTGCCGAGCTTGCGAATACTCCTATAGGTCTTGAAGGTACAGGGTACGGCGAAGCTGACCTTGATGCTTTGATTGATTCCTTGACAGGGACAGGTGAACCGGAGGAACTGCTAACCGATCCGGATGAAGTGCCGGAGGTAGTGGAGACACGATGCCAGCCGGGAGACCTTTGGATTCTTGGTAGCCATCGATTGCTCTGCGGGGATAGCACCAAGCCAGATGATGTTGAGCGGCTCATGGGTGGCAAGCAGGCAAACATGGTTTTTACTGACCCACCATACGGAATGAATCTAGACACTGATTATTCCAACATGGGAACATCAAAAACAAAATACAAAAAGATTCATGATGACGATAAACCATTTGACGCTGGTGCGATGATGAATCTACTAGATGCTCCAACTTGGTACATTTGGGGAGCAGATTATTTTTGTAACTCAATACCTATATGGTCTGACGGATCTACATTGATATGGGCTAAAGCTCATTCGGAAGATGAGAACAAAGTATTTGGTTCATCATTTGAGGTGTGTTGGAGATTTCCTAAAGCCAAAAAAGAAGTTTGGTTTGTGCGTCGTATACACATGACTGATGAGCATTTAAAAGCGCATCCAACTCAGAAGCCTACGGCATTACCTACGCGAGCAATTGAAAAAGATACAGTGCAAGGCGATGTCGTAGTTGACCTATACGGTGGTTCAGGCACTACACTTATAGCTTGTGAATCTACAAACAGAGTCTGCCACATGAATGAACTTGACCCACACTACTGCGATGTAATCATTCAGCGATGGGAAAACGCTACAGGCAAGAAGGCGGTACTAGATGAAGGGTAAGCCATACAAGTACAACGATGAGGTTGTGACACGCCTTACACAGGCTCTCAGGGCAGGTAATACCAGACGTGCATCATGCGCTTACTCCGGTATTTCTGAAGATACCTTTGCCGTTTGGCTCAAGGACATTCCGGAATTCTCGGACGCAATAAAGAAAGCAGAGGGCGATGCCGAGGTTCGGAACGTTGCTATCATCCAACGAGCAGCTGACACCACTTGGCAAGCGGCTGCATGGTGGCTTGAACGCAAGCACAAAGCAGAGTGGTCTAGCCGGGTAGAGCAGACCGGCGCAGACGGTTCACCGGTCAAGGTCATCGTGGAGTACGCTGATAAGCCATGACAGATATTAGGTTTCACGGGGTGAAGCCCACAAGGGCAACCAAGCATTCTGCCGGGTACGATCTACGCTCTCAGCTTGATATCGTTATCCCTGCTGGTGCTACCGTAGGCATTGACACGGGGACACTTGCAATCTTTCCACCTCACCTCTGCGCCATGGTTTGCTCTAGGTCAGGGCTTGCCCTGCGTGGTCTGGCTGTTGCCAATGCTCCCGGCATTATTGATGCTGACTATACAGACACTATCAAGGTGCTACTGCATAACCGTACACAAGGTGACTGGATTATTGAGGCAGGAGACCGCATAGCGCAGCTGGTGTTTACTCCCTTTGTGGTTGGTGACGATATCCCAGCAGATGAGCGTATAGGCGGGTTAGGTAGCACTGGTGCCTAATATTTAAATGATTGTAGAAACATATAAAGTCAATATGACTGACATAGGTAGAGGAGAAGCATATGACCACAATCACTGGGAAGTGGAATGCGATCACGTCATACATATTTTTGAGTTACTGCTTGAGCAGTTAGATATGAAAGATGACGATTCGTTGTGCTTCTTTGATGCACCTAAGCCTGGTGCTCCAAAAGCATGGAAGATGTACTCTTGGAACAGTACGTTTCAAGTAGTTGCTGAGCTTGTTGAAGGCGATGAGGTACCGTGTTGCCCGACATCAGATTAGTACTTCCTCGACCACATGAAGGACAAAAGGTAATACTGGCACAGGCAAGGCGCTACAACGTCCTTGCCTGTGGCTGAGTAGGTAGACGCTTTGGTAAAACAACACTCGGCGGTAATTTACTTTCCGACCCTGTCCTAAAAGATGCGCTACCCTGTGCTTGGTTTGCACCTACCTACAGGCTCCTAGAAGAGGCGTACAACGATCATAAGAGGATATATGCTCCTGTCATCCGGCGAGCTGTGCAGACACCAGCACCACGCATCGAACTGATAACCGGGGCTGCGATTGATTACTGGACGCTTGATGACCCGTCTACCGTTGCCCGTGGTCGTAAGTACAAGCGTGTCATCATTGATGAAGCCGCCATGGCAAGGCATCTAGAACAAGCATGGACGGAAGCCATCCGCCCAACACTCACAGACTACAAGGGCGATGCTTTTTTTCTCAGCACTCCCAAGGGCTCTAACTACTTCAAGACCCTATACGGCATGGCGGGTCAGGATGATGACTGGATGGCGTGGCAGATGCCTACTACCGCTAACCCGTGGATTGATTCGGAGGAAGTAGATAAGGCTGGGGAGTCTCTGCCGAGCATAGCTTTTAGGCAGGAGTATCTAGCTGAGTTTGTCGATGCGGCTGGTGCTCGTATCAAGCGTGAATGGCTACGGTACGGTGATTGTCCAGAAGGCTTGCCCACCTACATCGGGGTTGACCTTGCCATCAGCACCAAGAGCGAAGCCGACTACACCGGCGTTGCGGTTGTATCTCGTGGTGAAGATGGCACGATCTACGTTAGAGATATCAACCGTACCCGCGCTGACTTTGCTTCCGTGCTACGCTTCATTGAAGCCATGGCGGATAAGTGGAAGCCTAGCATGATCGGTATAGAACAAGTGCAGTATCAGGCGGCTGTCGTGCAGGAGCTTCTTAGGCGTACGAAACTACCTATCCGGGGGATACGCCCAGACCGTGACAAAGTGACCCGCTTTGCGCCTTTAGAAGCCCGCTACGAGCAGTCTCAGGTTATGCATTGCCAAGGGCTCCCGGCTTACTTTGAGGATGAGTTGTTATCCTTCCCGGTTGGCAGGCATGATGACGTGGTTGATGCTCTGGCTTATGCTTGGCAGGTGTGCGGATCTAAGCGTGGTTGGGGTGCAGTGTAGTCCTGTGGGATACTGTGGATATGGGTATCTTTGACCGTTTCCTAGGACGCAAAGCAGCTGCGAACCCTACCGCAATGCTTCCGTTACCATTATCCCAGTCTCGTGATGTCTACCTTACAGGCTACGGTAGTGGTCAGTTGCAGACGTTACTACGCCGAGCATTACCGGGTAGCACAAAAGACTGGGCAAGGATAGCAGGTGACCTAGGGCTAAACGGTGTCGTGGCTGCTGCTATGGACTGGTACATCAGGAACTGGGCACAGGCTACACCAGAGGTCATGCGTAAGGTCGATATGCAACAAGCAGAGCCTATCGAGCATCCAGCCCTACAGCTCATTGCTCAACCTGATCCACTCGTTATGGGGTCTTTGTTCTGGGCATGGGTTGTGCAGGACTACAAACTATTCGGCAACACCTACATCCGAAAGATACGCTCATCCACCCGTGGTACTGTCACCGCTTTGCAGTTCCTTCCGCAGGACATGGTACGCCCTGTAGGCAACGGCACAAACCCTCTAACGCACTACGTGTACACCACTGACGGACGCTCTTTTGACATCCCTGTATCTGACATCATCCACATTCGGTACGGCAGGGAGCCTAGCGATATTCGCCTTGGACGCTCCCCGGTTACCGCTGTACTGCGTGAGATTGCTACCGATAACACTGCAAGCACGACAGCCTGGGGATTGCTTGCTAACGGTGCTATGCCTAGCCTTATCGTTGGACCAGATGCAAAGGACGCAAGCGTAGACCTCAGCATGGACGATGCACGGCAGGTCAAGCGACAACTGCACGAAGACTTAAGCGGTGACGGTTCCGGTGGCATCGTTGTGATGACCGGACCGTACAAGATGGACCGTGTATCTCTGACACCTTCCGAACTTGCTCTCGATTCCGTGAGACGTGTACCGGAGGAGCGGATCTGTTCGGCTCTGGGTATCAATCCAATGGTCTTGGGTCTTGGTTCTGGTCTTGAACGTAGCACCTATGCGAATTATGAGCGAGCCCAACAAGCTGCGTGGGAAGATGGCATGGTGCCTCTACTGCGTACCATCAGTGACGCTTTGACAGCTGACCTTTTGCCTGAATATCCAGAGACACAAGAGGGCGATTACATTGTCTTCAACGTTGACAATGTACGTGCTTTGGCTGATGACCTATCAGCTGAAGCCGATCGTGCAGAGAAACTCTACAAGGCTGGCATCATTGATCGTGCGGAAGCAAAGCGCATCGCTGGTCTTGAAGCCATCCCGGAAGATGAAGGTGTATTGCATCCAACCGCTATCCCGATTCAAGGTGAAGGTGGCGCACCGCTTGCAGAGACAGCCAATGCAGCAGGTATTCTAATCCGCTCTGGTTACGACCCGGCAAGCGTGACAAGCTTCCTAAACTTGCCAGTACAACACACTGGAGCCGCTCCGGTTACCTTGCGGGACGAGGCTAAATCGTTTGACCTCAAGTACATCCCGAACGAGGGTATGCAAGAGGCAGCTAGCCGTGCATTGGCATGGAAAGAAGAAGGCAGAGCAGGTGGTACTCGTGTAGGTCTTGCCCGTGCTAACCAGATCGTGAACAACGAGAAACTCTCCGAAGACACCATACTCCGGATGTATTCGTTTTTCTCACGGCATGAAGTAGACAAAGAAGCTGAAGGCTTCAATGCTGGTGAAGATGGTTTCCCTAGTCCCGGTCGTGTAGCGTGGGACCTCTGGGGCGGTGATGCTGGATTCTCATGGGCTACCGCCAAGCGTGATCAGATCATGGGCGAAGGCAAGAGCCTTGACTGTTGCACTCCGGGGGTAGTGTACAAGTCGCACCCTTTTTACGGGTACGAGATGGACTACATCTCAAACGAGTAAACGATGGCACGGCTAGAATCTATGCCGCCTCTCAGAAGTTCCGCAATGACCTGCTGGAGCGTGAAGGCGTAGCCATCAGCCGTATGCAACGGGCTTACAAGGCAGCGACCAAAGCAAGCATCGATGAACTCGAAGCACTAGAAGAACGCATCGCAGAGCGTGAGGCAAACGGGGAAGACCCAAGCCAAACTATCCTTTGGATGCGTCAGCGGATCATAGACAACATCGAGGAACTTGGTCGTAACTTGCAAGCCTTTGCGGTAGAAGGAGCAACGATTACAGCAGATGGACAACTCGAATCGGCAATCCTTGCGAATGAGACGAGCGGACGCTTGGTTGAAGCGGCGGCAGGTCGTAAACCGGCTAACGTCAGCCTCGGCAGTTCATGGACAGCCTTGCCAGACGAACAGCTCCAAGCCTTTGTCGGCATGGCGGGTGATGGAAGCCCTCTGGGTGTCCTATTTGAAACCATTCCGCAGGTAACAACCGATGCTATGCAGATGGCACTTGTACAGGGCATCAGCCTAGGCGAAGGGCCACGGACAGTAGCACGACGTGTAAGACGTGCAGCTGATATCGGTAGGCAACGTGCGGAGACAATAGCCCGTACAGAGATGATTCGGTCAGCCCGTGAAGCGCAAAGGCAACTCTATACGCAGAACCCTGCGGTACAAGGATACCGACGGCAAGCCACGCAGGACAGCAGGGTGTGTTTAGCCTGTCTGGCATTGTCTGGGACACTATATGCGACAGATGAAATCATGCCTAGTCACGTAAATTGTCGCTGCGTTCTTGTGCCGGTTACCATGTCATGGGCGGAGATTACCGGGGACAGTTCTATCCCTGATACCAGACCTCCGGTAGCAACACCTGAGCGCATACTCGCTGGCTTGTCGGATGCTGACAAGGTAGCCATCATGGGGCCTCAAAGATACGCGATGTACATGGATGGCAAACCGCTTGCTGATTTCGTACAGGTAGACCAGAACCAAGACTGGGGGCCTACAACCCGTGTAGTGCCACTACGTAGCCTCGTATAGGGTGTGTGGGATACTTAGCGTATGGACCTGCTAACCGTCTACAGTGATGCGATAAAGAGTGACCGCCTTGGAAGCGTCAAAGGCTACCTTGTACGCTTTGGCTCTCCTGATGCAACCGACCTAGAGGGTGATTACTTCACCAAGTCTACAGACTTCGGTTTCCCTATCAAAGTCGGTGAGCGTGTCCCGTTGAATCTTTATTATCACCACGGCATGGACAAAGTCGTAGGTAAGAAGTCCATTGGTACTGGCTATGTCAAGATGGACGAAACCGGCTTGTGGTACGAAGCACAGCTGGACATGGCTGATGAATACGGGAACATGATCGCCAAGCTTTGCAAGCAAGGCAAGATGGGTTACTCGTCTGGTGCTGCCGGTCATATGGTTGAGCGCAAGAGCGTAGGCAAGGCAAGCGAGATTACCCGCTGGTGTATCGCTGAGGCAAGCATCACGCCTACACCTGCCGAATACCGAAACAGTGTCAAGAGCCTAGAGGAGATGTACGGGATGGAGCCTATGATGGAAGAAGAAGAGATGGTTATGGCTCCGATGCCTGAACAATCAGCCGCTGAGTATGCAGCTGAGATTTTCAAGGAAGCCGAAGGCGAACTTATCCACGAAGGGCTTGAAGCCTACTGGGACGCGCTTTCTGGTGCAATGGAAGTAATCGAGAGTGCCGACATGGCTAATGCCTTGGTCGATGCTTTCGCAGAACGTGCAAAGGCTCTATATGCTATGCACGGTAAAAAGTGTATTCACCCTGTATCACTGCGGGGTGTAGAACGTCGGCTGCGGGATGCAGTCGGTCTTAGCCGGTCAAGCGCAAAGCGCCTTGCACCTGTTGTCTGGGATTCTCTGCGGGATGCAGACCAGCCGGAAGTGCAACCGGATCTCGTAGTCGAGGCGAAAGCCCATGATAATGACGAGCGGGCAGAACTGCTTGCACGTCTGGAGTTGTTATCCCAGTTATGAACATCGAACAACTTACCGCCAAGCGCGAAGGCATCCTTGCCACAGCTCGCGAACTGGCATCCGGAAACGGTGACCTTGCACAGGTCAAGTCCTTGATGGTTGAAGCCAAGGACATCGAAGAGCGCATCGAGACAATCAAGAGCCTCGGAGTAACCGCTCCTGTGGTATCCCCTGCTGTTGAAGACAAGCCATGGAAATCCGGTGGCGTATCAAAGCGCATGACCGACCTGCTCCCAGGCGCAACCGCTGATGAGCGTAACTACAAGGCTTATGCATGGGGCCAGTGGGCACGTTCCATCATGGGCAACCGCAAGGCCGCTGACTGGGTCAAGAACCACATCAAGGCTAACGAAGGCACGGATTCCGCTGGTGGCTATACTGTTCCAGATCCACTTAGCTCTGACCTCATCTACCTGCGTGAGCAGTTTGGTATTGCACGGCAGAACTGCCGCATCTACCCGATGTCGAGCGACACCCTCCGTGTACCTAACGCTACTGCCTCCACCACGGTTTACTATCCGGGTGAGAACACGGCAATCACGCTGTCTGATATGACCTTTGCACAGGTCAGCCTTACAGCTAAGAAGGCGGCTGTCCTTACTCAGGTATCCAAGGAACTGGCAGAAGACAGCATCATCGACTTTGGTGCATCCCTTGCCCGTGATATGGCGTATGTCC